GATAGAAATAACCACATCTGCAACCATTGCCTTGCCGTATGCTTCGGACATATTTTCAAGGCCTACGATATCTGAATTTGCTGAATCTCTATTTGCCTGGCTTGCAGTCCATACAGGGATGTTCATTTCCATTGCAAGATTTCGCAGCTCCTCGTATACAAGCTTTAGTTCATGACGTAAAGAATCATATGCTTTTGTGGATTTCATAATATCAGCATAGTCGATAACAATTAAACTGGGTTTAAATCCCTTTAAAGATAATTTTTCAATATGATTTCGAATTGTTATAACAGATGCTGCACCGGTTGGATATTCTTTGATGATCAGTCTACCAAGCTCTTCTTTTTCATAAAAATCTAGAACTTTTTTCTTTGATGACATCAAATCATTAATATCGATGTTGGTCAAATTTGAATCATATCTTCTACCGACTGCTGTCTCTGTTAGCTCAAAAGTATAATGCAAAACATTTTTGCCACTTCTTAATGCATTAGCACCCATTGCGACCAAGTAGTGTGACTTACCGACACCAGTATTCGCCGTTACGACACCGATCTCGCCACGACCCAGTCCACCATCAAGAATATCAGGAGCGTCGATGCGAGGCAGGCCGGTTGGGCATGGAATACGATGTGCTTTCACAAACCGAGCTTCAATGTCTTCATGAAAATCATGCCCAATCGAATGAGGCATTCCAATTGAGACTGCATCTTTCATCAAGCTAATAACACTATCAAACTTATCAGTCTGAATAAGCTCTACTGCTTTATGCAAAGCATCTTTAAATGCTTGACGCTTACAAAAGTCAAGTGCCTTATCCTTAACGTAGCCAATATCTCCTGGATGAGGATTTGATTTTAGGCGATGCAAGAACTCCACAATCTGATCACGCAAGATAATATCCTGACCCTCTGATAGGTCTTCCCTGATTATGCTAATCAAAAGCTGAAGGGTTGGAAATGCCTTATATTGCTCGTAATATCTGAAGTACAAGCGGGTGAGATACTTCAGGTAATTCAACTCAAAAAAGGTAGGCAGCATAACTTCATACATCTGCGATGCCCACTCACGATCCATCAATAGACCCTGAAATATCTTTTCTTGATATGGTTTACCGTATTGTGAAAAACATGATACGTTTCCCGTTAAATCAACTGCCACTTCTTGCATCACTCACCGTTTATTCAAAATATTCATGGATAAAAATAACGAACTTGGGTCAAAGTTTATAAGCCCAAACTTACGAAGACTTCTTAAAAACGACAATTTGTCATATTTTTTCTCATTAATTTCTAAACTTCCTTCAATTTGTTGAATTTGTGTCGCTGCGAGATTGGAAATATCGAGACACATAAGTTTTAAATTACGCTTAATGAGATCTTTATTATCAATTATATCTTGATAAATACGCACCCTTGAAGTTTCTTGTAACTGCTCACACTCTGTAAATAGGAGATCGGGTAACACTTGTTCTTCAGTTTGTAGGACAGCGAATCTTTTTGCCATTGTCTTTAACCCTACTCCCTTAACACCGTTAATGTTATCACTAGAATCTCCTACACAGGCTCTAGCTAGTGCAACATTATTTGGATGAACATGCAATTTTTCAAGTACATCTTCAACAGTTATTCTTCTTTTTTGTCCTGGTGACCAAATTGTCACTCTATTATCGACGAGTTGATAAAAATCTTTATCGCTTGATACTATCATGAGCTCATCATTTTTGAACTTATATCTTGCACAATAGCCTATTACATCATCTGCCTCACAATCCTTAACGTAATGTTGGTATACAGGGAGGTTTCTTAGGCATTTTGTTAGAAATGCAACTTGACCGATTCGGTTCGAAGAAGTATCTGGTATATCATCTTCATAATACCTGTTAAACTTTTGAGGCTTTCTGCCCTGTTTATAATCGCTGTATATTGCCCGCCGGCGGAGACTTCCTCCACCTTCCCAAAATACATGTACCTGCTTGGGGTTAAACTGCCTACATAGATTCCCTATGCCTCGTAAAAAACCAACAACGCCTCCGGCAGGATCACCGTTATTTGTCATTGAGGGATTCGCGGCATAGTGACGCATAAACATGTTTAGGCCGTCAACCAACAGAATCATCTTTACTCCGGTGACACGAAGTCGTCTTCCATCTCCATCGATAATGCACGAATCTCTTCATAAGATTCTGCATCGATATCCATTTCTGACCTGCGAACGTATGTTGCCTCAATCAATTGATCCAGATACGGTTTATATTCTGGATCCTCTAAGACGTCGCAAAAATCTGTTTTATAAAACTTCTTCTCAATAATAGCATTACCCTTCTTATCGGTAACAGAGAATCGTTTCCATGCACCCGTGCCTTCGACTGAAATCGTTTTGCCTTCATGCTCGACTGCATCAGCCTTCCTTAACTCATCAAAAAGTTCTTCATGCTCAACGATGCCTTTGCCAAAATGAATTTGAAACTTAACAGTCCTGAATGGAGGGGCAACTTTATTCTTAATCGTCTTTGCACTAACGTTAATTCCAATTACTTCCTTATTCGAATTCTCAATAGGCTTGCCAGCGCCGAGTTTGACACGAACTGACGAGTGAAATGGGATTGCCTTCCCTCCAGGCGTTGTTGTAGGATCTCCGTATAATACACCAATTTTCATACGAATCTGGTTAAGACATACGAATAATACTTTTTGATTTGCGATGATGCCATTAATCTTCCGCATGCCTTTCGAGATTGCTCGAGCCTGTAGGCCAATGGATTCCTTATCATAGTCACCTATCAACTCTGCCTTTGGTGATGAGGCCGCGACTGAATCCCAGATAATTGTAATCGGAACATCTTTCTGCATTGCACGAGCCTTCATGATTGTGGCCTCTGCAATGGACAATACCTCTTCAGTACAGTGAGTATCAACATACACAAAGCGCTGTTTAATATTCACACCTAGTAACTGGAGGTTCTCTACACTGGTTGCGTTCTCGGTATCGATGTACACAACAATCCCGCCCATATCTTGTGTACTTTTTGCAATCTGAATTGCAATATGCGATTTTCCGATTGATGGGGGACCAAAGATCTCGACTATACGACCTTCAGGAAAGCCCCCATTAGCCCTGTTTGCAATAATTGCATCAAGCTGTCTAGAGCCTGTGCCAATCCATCGATTAACATGGGTTGGAGAATCATCTGTAGATAAGTTATATGCGACACGTGTGCCACACTCTTTGTTTAATTGCTGAATTAGATCAGCGGTAAAATCATTTTCGTTTTTGTTTTTTGCCATCTTTACCCTCATATAAAAATACAGTGTAATTGCACACTGTTCATGAAAGAGTTAAGATAATTTCAGAATTAATAACCTGCTTCGGCCTCTATTTGCTCTTCTGTCTTTCGCCTCACTGATTCCAACACAATCTTAGCGGGAATCATTCCAGGAGGAAAGTACCCAGTGTATTGGTTGTGCTCCTTATCAAGTGTGCAAAAATAAAATGTGTCATTATCAGCTAGATTAATGTCACATCCCCAGCATGTATCATAGTGGCCAATGAAGATCTCTTCTGCATCCGTGTAAAATGTTTCTCCACATGTCTCATTTAAGATATTCTGGAGTAGTTGTCTTTCATTAAAATAAAGTCCATACTCCATAATGCCAAGTAGAATTGACATCATAACAGGTAAAAGCAGTGCAAACTCAATAGCAGCACCACCTCGTCTATTTTTCTTAAGCTTTTCCATTACACGAACCAATGCGAGGAGGGAACCCCTCCTCGCATAATTATCTCTTTACTTCTAAAAGTTTGAGAGATCTGCAAACGCGTCATCCAAATCTTTGTACTTTGTATTGGACGCTGGTGCGGATGGAGCTGAAGATGTTGCGGCAGGCTTGTTGTTACTGCCGAACGTGTTCTCAGTTGGTGCGCCATCATTTAGCCAGTCATTAATAATCTTCTCAAGCTCGTCGTATGACTTACAACTATACATTTCATCTAGATTAGGCGTATTGTCTAGCCACTCTTTTGCCTTTGCAGAATCCTCAGACAGCGGGGTTGACTTTGGTCGAGGACGAACAGAAGTCATTGCCCACTTACGACCGGGCTGCTTAACACACTCAACCTTAACATCACGACCCTCAAGAGGATCTGTAATGTCGCCATAATCTTCATCGAGCATAATGTTTAGCAAATCCTGGTAAACTGTTTTACCGAAGGACCAGATACGAACACCTTTCTCTTCCTCGCCTCGAACAACAACGAGGGCATAACTTCTCATCTTTGGATAGAGCTTCTTTGCAAGCTCATAAGATTCCTTTTGGGTCTCGCTGTTATCAGCCCGAAGTTTGTTAATAAGCTCCTGAACAGGATCATCATTACCAAATTGGTGTGGGGTCAGCAACCCAGGATTATTCCCAACATTATAATAGAACCAACGTTCCTTAAAGGGCTGTCCGTCATTATCTGGGAATGAAATAAGTCGAACAGATGCCGTCTCGCCTTCTTCAGGGCGCCACATCATGTTTCTGCGACTGTTATTTCCGTTTAGCTGATTCAGCTTCTTTCTAATTGCGTCAAAGTCAATTGCCATCTTTTAATCTCCTAATGATTAATTTTTAAAATTGCTTAGGCTTAATGCCTAGACAAATATAATATAAATTTATTAAATGTTCAGTTATTTTTTTTCTTTTTACGCCTACGCACACGAGGATATGTCGGTCCGGTACCGAGGGGTGTTGTAACACCTGCTACGCCCCCAGCACTGACTTCTTCCTGTGTGTCTGTGGTGTACTCTTCATCCTCATCAATGAGTTCTTCATTAGCACACTTTAGACATGCGGCAACAAATTCGTTAATCAATTGATTGATGTTTTTATTGTTCTTCATGCGCTTGTATAACTAGGCTCTAGAGCTTGAGTTATTACTCCAAAATGAGCGTGAAACAACATGTTTTGCATGTTGAATAATCATCGCAAGTTCAGGCTCACCATGGACATACCATCGGTTCTCTTCAAAATGAAAACCTTGTGCTAGTTGAATTCCTAGCCACTCTTGTTGATCCAATTTAATTCCGAAATGCTGTAGAAGATAAAGTGTGCGGTGAGAAATCGTCATTCTCTGTAGACCCTTAAGATCATTTAATTTATAATGCGCACCTTGCTTCTCTCTATGCCAATCGCTATCTTGGGGAATAAAGTGATCGAGGCGTAAATCGCCAACCTTACCTAGGTCATGAAGTAAAGCGACCTTAATG